AAGGAGGTAATCCTCTATGAGTATGTGTAAACCCTGCTGGCCAGATCAATACTTGTCCTCTTTTGGGTTTATATCTTCTATGAATATAAAGAAACTCAGTTTCTCCACCCTCAAAATTATCATTAAGGTACATCATAGTTGCACATATTCTACGGTTGCATCCCATAGAACCATCTTCAGAATGCCACGCATGATATCCTTCACCTGGTTTAGTCTTCTGTATATTCAGATATACTTGTTGATATCTATATTGCAGTAGACTTTCATACTCATCGATGTATAATTCTAAGCACTCACCAACAATATCATTGTATTGTTTCATCCATTCATAACCACAGGAATGATCTAATATGAAATCTTCCGTAGCAAGACATGCATCTTTACGTTGATTTGCTCTACGTTCTTTACCAAAAATACCTTTACGATTGAACGTGGCACCACATTTCTTTTGATATTCCCAATAGTCAATTACTGGTTGAGTATTATATTTGGTATCAAAAATACCAATAAAGTCCTCAAACCTTACATCCTCTATCATAGTTAAACATACTCTACATCTTTATTTAGTGACAAAAAAAAGAGTGCCTTTGCAGACACTCCTTCCCCTTTTCACACGTGTAATATTATTTAGTATAAAAA